GGCTGGAACGATGCCATGACCATCATCATGGTCCAGCGCGGCCCGATGGACGTTCGCATCATCGACTACATCGAGGACAGCAACCGCACGCTGGACTGGTATGTCGGCCAGCTGGAAAAGCGCCCGTACCGCTGGGGCACTGACTTCATCCCGCATGACGGTCGCACGCGCAACTTCCAGACCGGCAAGTCCACCGAGGAGCTGCTGACCGAAATGGGGCGCAAGGTGCAGGTGCTGCCGGTCTCCAGTGTCGAGGAGGGCATCAAGGCTGCTCGCATGGCGTTCCCGCGCTGCTACTTCGACAAGCACAAGACCGCGCGCCTGGTGGAGTGCTTGAAGCGCTACCGCCGGGACATCAATCAGCGCACTGGCGAGGCTGTCGGCCCGCTGCACGACGAATACAGCCACGGTGCTGACGCCTTCCGTTATCTGGGGCAGTCCGTTGACCTCATGAGCAACGCCGAGTCGTCTGGCTTGGCATCTTTCAAAACCCGTTCAAGGAGCTGGCGATGAGACTTTCGCCCGTACTGTCGCCCGATGGGCGCCCGATGTTTTCTGTGGGCGGCAATGCCTCGTACAAGACCGCCGTCAAGCGCGGGTTTGTGGTCTCGCTGGAGTGGATCAAGCTGGGGCGGCATATCCGCGCGGCCATGTGCATCTGGCCGGCCAGCAATGTGTTCGTGACCGGCGAGGGTCAGGGCATCTGGACCATCACGCGCAACGCTATCACCGATTTCGTCGGGTTCGACAAGGACAACAAGTGCACGGGCGGCCCGTCTGAGCACTGCTTCCGCGAGGCCAGGGAGGCGCTGCGCATCCTGGGCAAGGATGTCAACGACAAGAGCGCGCTGCATGAGCTGGTGGACGTGGTGATCACGTTTGCCCCTGACCTGGTGCACATGCCGGCGACGCCCAAGCAGGTCCGCCAGCAGCTGGCTGATCCCGGTATGTGGGAGGTAACAGCGACCAACAAGGACACCGGCAAGACCATCCAGGAGGCCACCCTGTGAAGGGCGTGAAGACGGACGATGCCAGCGTGCGCGAACGGCACGACAAGCGCAAGAACTGGTTCCTGTCCGAGGCAAGTCGCCAGTCGGTCAACCGGGCGCTGATGGCCAAGTGCGAGGCGTTCTATGACGGGCAGCAGTGGAGTCACGAGGACGCCGAGCGAGTGCGCGGGCGCGGCCAGAACCCGGTGGTCTACAACGAGGTCAAGCCCACCATCGACTGGCTGATTGGGACCGAGCGGCGCACCCGCAGCGACTTCCTGGTAGTGGCCGAGGAGCCCGGCGAGCAAGCCGACGAGGATGCACGACTCAAGACCAAGCTGCTGAAGTACCTGGACGACACCAACCGTGCCAGCTTCGAGCGCAGTTTTGCAGCCGAAGACACCTTCAAGGCCGGAATGGGCTGGCTCGAGGTTGGGCTGCGCGGCGACAAGTCGGGTCCACCCGTCTACATCGGTGCCGAGTCCTGGCGCAACATCCTGTGGGACAGCCAAGCGCAAAAGCGTGACCTGAGCGATGCCCGCTATCTGTTTCGCATCAAGGTGGTGGATCTGGATGTGGCGCTGGCCCTGTTCCCGGACAAGAAAGCCGAGCTGGAAGCCTGTGTGCAGGCCGGAGACGACATCGACGTGTTCCGCGAGTGGCTAGGCGGCACCGGTCTGATTACGGGCCTGGACGCGCTGACCGGCTCGAAGGAGGACGACCTCGATTACCTGACGGCCAAGCCAGTTGACCTGTTCAACGCCCGCGAGCGAGTGCTGCTGCTGGAGTGCTGGAGCCGTGAGCCGTTCCGCAACCAAGAGCCCGGCCCGCATGGCATTGCCGATCCGGTGTCGTGGCGCATTGCCTGCTCGATCATGACCGAAAAGGACACGCTGATCGAGAGCTGGAGCCCGTTCCGGCATGATCGCTTCCCCTTCATTCCCGTCTGGGCCTACAAGAACCGCCGCACCGGTCTGCCGTATGGCCCGATCTGGCCGCTCATCGGCCCCCAGGAGGCGCTCAACCACCGCATGAGCCGCTCGCTGTACGAGGCCAGCAGCAACCAGATCAAGATGGAAGAAGATGCCTTCAACCCGGAGGTGATGGACATCGACGAGATTCGGCGCGAGCTCGACAGCCCGGATGGCACCGCCATCTTTGCCCGCGGCGCGCTGGCGGGTGGCAAGGTGCAGGAGCGCCAGAACCAGCAAGAGGCACGGTTTCATCTGGAGCTGGCCGCGCGCGACACGATGGCGATTCGCCAGATGTCGGGCGTGACCGGTGAGAACCGGGGGCTGGACACCAATGCCAGCAGCGGTAAGGCGGTGCTGGCCAAGCAGGAACAGGGCAGCTTGTTGACCATGGAGTTGTTCGACAACCTGTTGTTCGCTCGCCAGATGGAAGGCGAGATGGTGCTGAGCCTGGCCGAGCAGTTCATTACCCAGCCGATGAGCGTGCGCGTTGCAGGCGACGGCGGCCAGTACGAGTTCTCCGGCATCAACCAGCCTCAGCCCGATGGCTCCTACCTCAACGACATCACCAAGCGCCGTGCGGCGTTCGTGGTCGGCGAGCAGGCCTGGAAACAGTCGTTCGCCGAAGCGACCTTCGAGAGCCTGATGCAGGTGCTGGGGCAGCTGGCCAGCGCAGCGCCGCAGGTGGTGGTGGCCATGCTGGACGTGGTGTTCGAAATGCACCCGAACCTGCCGCGCAAGCAGGCCATCCTGCAGCGCATTCGCGCAGTCAATGGCCAGTCCGCACCCGACGGGAAGATGACGCCAGAGCAGGAGGCTGCCAAGGCACAGCAGGAGCAGGTCGCCAAGGCGCAGTTCGAGGCGCAGATGGCCCAGCTGCAGGCACAGATCCGGGAAGCCCAGGCCAAGGGCGAGAAGCTGGAGGCCGATGCCATGGCCAAACGCCTGGAAGCCCTCTACATGAGCGCCCAAGCTGCCCAGGTGCTGGCCACCGTTCCACAGATCACACCGGTCGCCGACGAGCTGCTGAAGTCGGCTGGCTTCAAGGACATGAACGCTGCCGAGAGCGTGATCGACACCCAGGTCGCACCACAGCAAGCGCCTGCGCCTCCTGAGCTGATGCAGGCCGATGGCGCTCTGGTCGGCGCGCAGCAAGGCATCCAGACCCCTGCACCCGATGGCGTCAATCCGGCGCTGATGTAACCCCCCCCCCACCGAAGGAGATCCCCATGAAAGATGCAGCAGCCGCCAAAGAACCCAGCTACGACAAGTGGCAAGCCGAAAGTGACTTGCGCACGCTGACCGAGGCGACCGCCATCAAGAAGGATGGCAAGCGCATGACTGCGGTCAAGCGCGCAGCAACCGAAAAGCTCGCCGAGATGGCGCAGCTCAAGCAGCTGGCCGGCAAGGCCTGATTTTCCAACCATCGCAGGAGTGATACCCATGAGCATGACCGCAACCCCCGAAGAGCAGAAAGTGCTTGATGACATCAAGGCTGCTGAAGCCGCTGGCCTGGACCCGTTCGGTGACGACGAGGAGCTGGTGCGCGAGCTGCCCGAAAGCAATCCGCAGGAAGAAGGGCAGGGTGGGCAGGGTAGCCCATCCGAAAGCCCCAAGCCCGGGGCGCAGGAGCTGGACGAAGATGCGCTCCATGCCGTGCTGGCAGACGATGAGATCGAAGCTGCTGTACCCGCCTATCAGGCCGCCGTGCCCGAGGACTACAAGGCCCAGCGCACCGACCTGCTCAAGGCCAAGTCCGAGGCCATGAAGAAGCTCATGGATGGCGAGCTCGATGCCGAGGAGTTCGCGGCCGAGGAGTCCCGCATCACGGATGCCCTGGAGGAGTTGACCGCGCAGCGCATCCGCGCCGAAACCCTGCTCGAAGCCAACCAGCAGAGCCAGGCCGCTTATCAGCAGCGTGCCATCCAGCGCCTGGTGCAGCAATCCAAGACGCAGATCGATTACACGGTCGATGCCAAGGCACAGCGCCAGTTCGATGCGGCGCTGCAGTCGATTTCGGTTGACCCGGACAACGCTGGAAAGGATTTCGCAGACCTGCTGCATGAAGCGCATCGCGTGGTATTGGCCCTGCGCGGCATCCCCGTCACCAAGGGCGAGGCAGTGGCTTCTGCTCTGGCCAAGGCCGCCGATCGCCAGCCCGAAGGCAAGCCCCCCGTGACCCTGCGCAACATCCCGGCCGCCAGCACGCCGAATGCGAACGGCGACATGCTCGATCAGCTCAGCCGCTTGTCCGGGCCAGCCTATGAAGAGGCATTTGCTCGACTCAGCCCCGCCCAGAAACGCGCCCTGCTGGACGAGTGATGGCCGAGAAACACCGCCCGGGGCTGGTTCTGGATCTGCGCGTAGGCGAGGCCGTTTGTCTGCGCGGAGCGGGCGGCGTTGACTCCGAGAAGATTGTTCTTATTCTGGAACAGAAGAATGGGCACAAAGCCCGTTTCCGAATTCAAGCCGACCCGTCTATCAAGGTGGGTCGACCTGAAAAGTCCGCAGCCTGAGATGGTTGCATTTGTGGCCCTGGCCTTTTTGCCGGGGGTCCGTCAAGACGCGCAGGAGTGCGTCAAGTGCTGAACCAAAGGAGTTGATATGGCACGCACGACGATTCTGCCGACCGATCCCAACAAGCGCAAAGCCTGGGCCGCGGCGGTTGCTGAGGACGCTGCGAAAGAGCAGTATTTCGCACGCCTGATGGGCCCCGAAGGCTCTCGCTCGGCGGTGATCAAGAAGACCGAGCTCGAAAAGGGTGCGGGTGATGAGGTGACCACTGCGCTGGTGGCCAAGCTGCGCGGTGCTCCGATCACCGAAGGCA